CGCTACTCGTAGTTTGACTACGTTTGTAATTTGCCATTGCTTTTGATCAAGTGCTTTGAGAACACCTAACCATTTGTTGCGTAGTAATGCAAATTCGTTGATAATCTTTTCATAGTCAACAACGTCTGCCTCGCCGTCAACGTATTTTTCAACGTCACGGCTTGACAGAGCTCGTTGATAGTTCTCAAGATATTTCTTAAAATACGAGCTACGCAATCTACGTAGCTCGATGTTTAAGTAGTTTAGGATTGCTTCAATTTCTTGAAGCTGATTGAAACGATGTTCAACAATGCCTGGCATTTCTGCGGCAGCACGTTCTACATTACCCTTGAGTTTACACTCAGTTTTTGCTTGTACTAATTCATTTTCAAAATGTAATACAGCATTAGGTATTTTACTAATGTCACGCGATACCTCAGAATACCAACCCATTATTCGTCCCAATCCTCTTCGTCTTCATATCCATCGCCAGTGTCAATATCTAAATAATATTTTATAGCTGCATCTAAATGTGAGCAATGACCAAAACAATCTTTGAATGTTTCATCGCTTACTCCGTAATCAGCCATTAAATCTATATATCTTTCAGCTGCCATTTCAATGTGCTTTTTATCAAAATACTCTTTTAAAGTAGTCCAAACATCAGCAATTTGACTTTCATCCATATATTTTATTCCTCTGTAAATTCTTCATCGACGTTAGATTCAACAACGTCATCAGAGGTATTTACCACAGAGGCTTCCTTAATAAGATAATCTGACATAACTTTATCAAGTGCAGGACCAGACCAGTTTTTACGATACTCAAGAATCTCTTCACCGTCGCTAGTAACGTACTTCAATCGGTTGCCACTTTTTTCAATTACGCCTTTACCTTCAAAGAGTTCAAGAAGTCCGCTATAAGGATTCATACCAGTTTCATAAGGAATCTTAACCTGCACACCTTCAAACGGTTTTGCATAGCGTGTCTTCATTACTTTACAACCAGCACGGATACCCATTACTTGAGTAATTTTATTGCCGTCTTCATCTTCTTTTAACTTCATCTTCTTCATTGCAACAACAATACTTGATGCATAGATGAAGCCTGAGCCGCCGCTGATCTTGTCGTCTGGATCAAACATATCTTGCGATGCGTATGTGTGATTAGTACAAACTAACCCAACATTGTATGCTCCAATTTGATTAACAGTGTTACGGACTAGTGCGGTTAGCTGTTTAGGCTTACGACCCATGTCACCTTTCATATCACCCTTTTGAAACTGATCTTGATCAGTAGGTGTTAGCAACATACCTAGTGAGTCAACAACAAACAATACCTTAGGACGGTCTTCTTCGTTCATTGCCTTATAGTCTATCATGAAAGTTGAAATAGTTTTTGCTACATCATCAATCAATGCCATGTTAAGTTTTAGTAGTTTTTCTTCTGAAGTATCTACACCAAGTGCATGTAGCCATGCTTCGTCGAGTGCGTTCTCAGAGTCAATTAGAACTACAAAGATACCTTGTTCTTGTGCTGCTTTTACAATGTTACCTGAACAGATATAACTTTTACCTGCGCCTGATTCGCCTGCAAAAACAGTTACCTTACCTAGAGGAACACCTTTGTTAAAGTCTCCTGAGATAAGATAATTTAGTGCATAGTTGCCTGTGCTGATCCAATCTGTTGGATCATTAAATCCAGTACTCATTCCTGAAATACTTTTAGTTAAGTCCTTGCGGAACTTACTAACATCAAATGATTTAGCCATGTCTTCTCCTAATTAGCTGAAGTAAAGTAGGGGACATTAGCCCCCTACTGTGTGCAGTGTTTACTGTCCTTGACGTGCGCGGATCATTGCAAGAATGTCGCTTGCGCCGCCAGTAGCAGGCGCTGCTTCTGCTGTAGGAGCAGGCGTTGCAGGTACTGGGTCTGGAGTAAATGGTGCTTCTTCAGCAACTGGTGCTGGTGCTGCTACTGGTGCTGGAGCACTTTGGCTAGTTGCCGTAGCATTGGGACTAGCTGCCATGTTTGGATCACCTGTACGTGCTGCCATACCTGCTGGACGGAAGTATTGACCCCAACGATCTGCATCATATGCTTCGCCGTCTACTGATGCTTCAAACATTTCAGTAAGGATTTTTACTTCAATCTCGCCTGGCTTCTTAGGCAGGAAGTCACTTAGATTAAACAAGCCGTGAGTGTTAATTGCTTGCATTTCTGCATCATTTAGCGGACGATCACGACGTGCCCAATTACTTGTGCCATAGTCTGCATAGCCACCTTTTGATGTCTTATTAAGACGGAAGTCTACACCAGCAGTATAATCTGTTGGCAATTCTTCCATGTCTGGATCCATCAATGCTGCCTTAATGATCTGGAAGATCTGTGGGCCAATAATGAATCGACGAATTGGATTCTCTGGGGCTTGATCATCTGTTAGTGGATTGTCTGTAACAAACCCTTGAAAAACGTAACTACGCTTTTTCCAGTACTTACGACCCATATCTTCTAGTGAAGGGTCTTTAAACCAACCACGCACTTCTGCTAGGATTGGACAGTTGTCACCGTACATTTCCATACACGGAACTTGTACTTGTACTGGGCGTGAGTCTGTTTCTCCCTTAATACCCGCAAACGGAAGTTTGATCATCAAACGTTCTTTCCAGAAGAAAGTGTTTGAATCATCACCATCAGGAAGGAAACGGAAAGTTGCACTTTCGCCTTCTTTGATATTCCAAAATGGGTAAATTGGGTTCGGACCGCTTGGTCCTGAGTTACCTGATGAACGGTTCTCTTGTTCTTTGAGCTTTGCTCGGATTTCTGCTAATGATGCCATAGTTAGTGCCTCCTATAAAATGCCTATGTGCTTTGTAGCTACATTGCTACTTAGTGCCTATTTGTTTGTAGCACAGTTATAATTATAACACCTCTACAAACAATGTCAAGTCTTTTTTAAAGAAAAAGAAATAAAACTTATAACAGGACGTTTATAGCCCTGCTAATCTCATAATATCATCATGTTCTTGTGTTGAGCGAATCTCAATATCGTCATCGCCATCACCGTCAACATCTACTTTTACCCAATGATCGCCTGATGGATCATGTGAATCATGTGGGCAACTAGTTGTTGGCTTGTTTAATTCATCGCCGCAATCTTTACAAACTAATTTAGCATCTGATGTTGCTTCTTCTTCTCTATAACCCATTACTTCTGATACACGATGATTAATTTTTTCAAGAAATTGCTTGGCTGGTTCAATAAAATGCTCACCATAGTCTTTTTCTACCATAGTAAGAATTGCGGTTTCTCCCTTAGGGAATTGTCCAGTCGTGTAGTCAAAGTAGCTAAGAATGAACTCACCTAATGGGGTCTTTTGTTCTTCTACAGCCGCTTCAGCACTATCGTCGCCTTCTGCAAATTGTCCCATCATTTCATCAAATGCTGATTCAATCTGTGATTCATAGTTGGTAAATCCACCTGGTGGCAAACCTCTGCTTGCTCCATCCGGACCTGTACCCATTGAATAAGGAATCTCAATTGTTTGGCCAACTTGTAAACTTTGCGGACTTGTAATACCGTTGTATTCCATAATGTCTTTTACAAACTGCTGAACATCTCCGCCCATATTGTTTTGATCGTTGAACATTTGTGCAATACTAAACAGTGTCATGCCTTGACGTACTTTAACAGTATTTGCAGGACCTTGTATTCTATCTAATGAGCCAGTACCTCTAACACGTCTGTCGTTATCTGTGCCTTGATCTGGTCTTGCTTGTGGGCGAGGTGAGGTAGTTGGAGGTGCCTCTGCTAGATCATCTGGACCTAGTTCTTTAGCTTTTGTATACTCGCTTACTACTTTATATACAAACGGAAATACATCTTTTAGTTCTTCGTTAAACTGTTTAATAGTTAATTGATCAATCCAGTTTTCTGCAATATCAGCTGGTACATCTTCAACCATAGGTTTTTCAAAACCTTCAAACGATTCTTTATAAAAGTTTTCTCTTTGTAGACCTTTAAGTGTCTTACGAATAGTGTCCATTCTTTCTGCAACAGCTTCAACATAACCACCGAGGCCTTCTGCCATTACACTTGAACGATTCATGTAAGTCTTAAATTTACGTAGTTTACTTAATTCTTCTGACATACTAACAATGTGTGTTCCAAAGTCATCATAAGGTGCACCGCCTTCTGATACGTGTCTTGCCATTGCTCTAGCACCGCTTAGATGCTTGTATGGATATTTAAATCTTTCGCCGTCATTGTTTTCAACATATATTGTACCAATATGTCTTGTTCTATCTGCTGCGCTTTCTTGATTTACAGGAGCATTATGTTTAATACTTACCCTTGCATTTCCTATATTTTGAAAGCTAGTCTTACTAGTTCCATACATTGCTGATTCTGTCATTGTGTCTTCCCCGGTGCGAGTTAATGCTAAAAATTTGTAATCTCTACGATCTAAATTTGACTTAGTAATATTTCTAGTGTCAAAGTTTAATAGTCTTCTTTTGCTAAATTGTCGTAGTTCTTTTAAAAAGTTATACCAGTTGTCCTGTGTCATTTGATCTTCGTTAGCAACAAAATCATTGCTGTACATAACGGAGATACTTTTTTCATCTAAGCTAACACTAATTTTTCCTAATGAACGACCGCTTTCTTTATAATCAAAATCATAATATCTTGCTTCAGCAGGAACATTAGTAACTTTGCCTTCAGAGGTGCCAATAGTAACACTCGGAAAACGTCCGCGGATTTTATTGAATAGGTCTTCTGCTATACTCTCTAAGTTCTTCATGTTAGTATTTATCAATAATTGCTGCTAATGAAGATCGGCATTGGCGCTTCATAATCTTCATAATCTTCTGCTTGAGTAAAGGTGTTATATACTCTTGGATCCCAATCTTTAAGTACACTCATCATTCTTAATGCTAATAATGTTGCACTTACTAAATCATCTGTCATTCCGCTTTTTGCTTGATAGCTTGAACCTGTTGCAATAAAGCCTTTTAGTTCTGATACAAGAGGTTTTGATTTAATAATCATTTTATCATTTTCAACCATAGTTTTTAAACGACTACATGCTGTAATTTTTGTACTGTGTGTTGTGTTAAATCCTTTACGGAACTTGCGAACATGTCCTTTACGCATAGGTTCACTGATAAACAGTCCGGGTATATTTTCTTCTCCGAAATCATTAATAACAATAAGTGCTGCTTCGCCAATACCATTGTTTTCTTCACTCCAATATATACCATTTGAATTGCCTGTTTCAGATACTAGATATTTGCATATATCTGCAAGTACTCTAATTTGCCCAGGTATTGCGGTTGTGTTATGTTGCCATTCTGCTACCTGTTCGTAACTAGGTAATTCAAATACTTGTATAGCAGCGTAGTCGCCTCCCGTGCCCATACTAGGATCAAGGGCTACTGCATATGTAAACTGACTTGTAGGTTTTTTATACCAACGTGTTTGTCCCATATTAAGTATAGGACTAACTCCGTCCATAGCAGCAAGTTTAATTGAATTAATTAATGTTTCGTCAAATACTAAGAATTCACAGCCGTATTCACGACGGAATTTTTCTTCGCCGATACGTCCAATCTCTGCTGACTTCCATTCTTCATCACGATCTGGGTGTTCGCTCCAATGTGCAATAAAGCTATGAAAGCCGTTTGTACCTAATTCACTTTCATTACCATGTTCGTCAAACTTTTGTTCTGCTTGTTTCCAAATGGTTGCAAAGGTATCTTCATCCGAGTTGGGTGTGCTTGTAATAATAGCACGGCCACCTGTTGCTAGTGTAGGCGATATTGAAGTCCAAAACTCTTCCGCAATATTAGGTTGTACAAATGCAAACTCGTCACAGTATAGTAGCGAGATTGACATACCACGTCCTGTGTTGCCTGTTGTTGTTTGTGCTACAATACGTGAACCATTTTCAAATTCAATTGATTGTTTGTTGTAGCTAGTAACACCTGCTCTAATATGATCAGGACAAGTTTCATACACAAAGCGTATGCGTGACATAATCTCCTGCGCACCTGTGTATTTGTGTGCAGCAACAAGAATAGTTTGGTCTGGATTAAACATTGCATACCATGCAAGATAGATAGCAGCACAAGTTGTTTTACCTGTCTGTCTAGGCATCATGTTAATATTAAAGCGATAGCTATGATAGCTATGCATTAATCTTAGCTGATACTCAAACGGATCAAACAATAATTTGCCTTTTACAGGGTGCTGAATATACGCAAACTTACGAGCAAAGTACAAATAACCTTCATCAGGATCCATGCACTTTATCAAATCTTGCATTTGTGCTTCAGTATATGTTTCTTTTTTGTTCGCCTTTTTAATTAAGACGCCGTCTAATGATGCTGCCATAATAGTATTTAACCAATTATATTGTTGTAATATCCTGTATCGAACCTTAGCTCAAATAACCTACGCCTGTCCTGTTGTATTAATATAGGCGCCGGAGATCCATATTCACCATTTGTAGGTTCACTCCAAAGCCATTCGTATTCTAAACTTGTGTCTAATTTTTTACAAAGTTTTTTTAGACGCCTACGATTATAATTTTTACAAATATATACAATAGCTTGATTAGATCCTAATTCGTCTATTTTACCGTCCCAGGCTCTTACTTTTATTTGATCCTTTTTCCAGGATGCTGTGCTCCAAGGACATACTGGTTTAATGTGTTCGAAATATTGTAGCCAATCAACGTCTTGTGTCATGTAGCTATTTACAGAAAAAAATAGGACCCGAAGGTCCTATTTGGTGCATCCCCACCGTAGCTTATTTCTTTTTGCCGCGTCCACGTCCGCGTCCACGACCTTCATTAGTTTTCTTTTCGCTTAATGCAGCCCAAAGTTTTTCTTTAATTGATTCTACTGCTGGATCTTTAACACGCTCTGAACCTTTTGGTTTAGCTCTGTTGATGCCACCACTCAAATCACGTGTCATATATTCATGATCTCTGTATTCTTCTTCGCCTTCTACACCTTCTGGTGAATTAGCCCATTCTTCAACTTCATCTTCTACTGCACCGTCGTCTTCGCCAGCTGCCATAATAGAACGCATAGTTGCCATATCCATCTCTTGACCTGATGCATTGTGCGAATCAGTATCAATATGTGTATCATGTGCCATTGGCATATCAATGTGCTGTTCTGCGTTTCCGCCTGCTAACTTAATTAAGTCCATTAAATCATTTACATGATCTTTGCCTGACGCAGTAATACTTACAGTAACAGGAGTTCCTTCGCTTTGGCCCATTTGCTGCGAAGCCATCATGTCTGTTCCGCACTCAGCTACTTTATTAAGTGATTCTAAAATTGATTTCATACTTCCTGCATCAGCTGCGCCTGCTGGTTTTTTGCCTGCTGCTGCTGCATCCATATTTTCTAATATTTTTTTCATATCCATTATTTTGTCTCCGTTGCATCAAAGTCGCGTTCTTTACGAGCAACTTCAAGTTCTTTAAGAAGGTCCATTACTCTGTTTTCTCCTACTGATTCTTGTGCGCTTTCGCCACCCATATCTTCAGTATTTAATAGAGCTTCATATGGACTTTCTTTTGTCGGTTCTTGAATTTGTTCTAGAGGCTCGCCTTCGGCTCTAACAATTAAGTTGGCTGCAGGGACAGAACAGTTGTCTACTAAGTATTGCTGTAATATTTGCGTTGTTGTAGGATAGTTTACTTCAGCTTCAAATGTATGTACTTCCATATTTTGAAGTTTAGGGAAATCTAATGGTCTCTCTTGTATAGGAGTACGCTTTGCACTACTCAAACTTACAAGATCAAACTTTTTAAGATTTGTTTCTAAGTGTTGTGCAAATCCTTCAGGCAATTCATCTGCTACACGCACAATGAACTTGTATGTTTTTTTAGATTCTGTTAGAATGTCTTTAAATTTTTTCATGTCAACTATCCTGCTTATATGTTATTTATCTTTATCTAAGCCTTTAAGGCGCTCTAGTAGACTATTTCGATCAGTAACAACATAACCTTCGCCTTCGATCATTCCCTCTCCGGGATTACTGTCTTTGTCCATTTTTTCTTTCTTAAGTTGAAGTTCAATCATCTTAAGTTTTTTGTCCATCTTTGCAACTTTAGCATCTAGGCTAGTTTTAAGCATGCCGCCTGCAACTTCAAATACACGCCCGCTATAACGTGCTTCTACATTCATACCAAGATCCATTAAATCTTCGTATGCACTCATAGCTTTGTCTGCAACTTCGTTTAACTCTTTATCAGCCATTTCGCCTAAGCCTTTGACAGCAGGAAGTGCAGCAGCAATTTTATCAAACTCAGCCATAGCATCAAAGGTTTCACCTTGCTCAACTACAGCAGTTTGTTTTTTCTTTATTTTTTCATCTTCCTTAGCTGAATCTAATATTTCTTTAGAATCAGGTAAGTTAAGTAATTCTTCTAATTTCTTGGTCATAGTCCTATACCATTATATGCTACTATTATTTATGTCTTTTGAATAACCTAATAATCTAAAGTCTTCTTCGTACGTTTTATAAATTGCTTCTTGCGTTTGTTTATTATAATAAGTTCTCCAGTCATGACGTCCTGTAGAATTAAATTTAAATAAAGGTTGTGTTGTACCCAGCATGTTTTGTATAAATTTAAAATCATGCTTTAAGTTTTCTACTTTTAATACCTTAGCTACCGGAAAGAAATGGTGTTGTTCTATGCCCAACGGCAAATATGGCAATGTGTTACAAAAATCAGTAAACGATATTCCCTTATAACGTTTTATTAAATCGTCATGCCAAGTATAATCCGGTTTTTTTTGAAAGAACTTTGTGTGTGCATTAGATATTTGTCTGATATCTACTTCGAATAGAAATCTGTATAAACTCACAGCTCGAGAATATGGATTTCTAAATACTGCAAATGTTGTACCTATATCAACATCTAAAGACTGCATATCTGCAAGCGTTGCATGACTTGTTGGATGTAGCGTTTTGGCATTTTTACTGTGCTCCATAATATAAGCACTAATACTTTTTCCTGCTGTTTTAGGAACATGTAAAAACGTCCAGGGTCGATTTACTTTATCATAAAACGTTATATTCATTTTCTGCGACCTTGATGAAATATGTCGCCCTCATTTACAATTCTAAATATAATACCTTTTTGTTTGCACCAAGCTCTTGCTGCACCCCATTTTGCTTGATTAATAACATAATGTAATTGATTCTGTTTTGAATTACCTAACTTTTCTTTAACTGATTGATTAGCTGGCTTAACTTCAATTAATTCAACACGTTGTTGGCCATTCTTATCTGAATATGCTATAAAAAAATCCGGAACATAAATGGTATACTTTCCACTAAGTGGATTTCTATAAGGTATGCGTATTGCTTCACTGGCCCATTGTGTTACACTAGGATGCTCGTCGCAAAATCTCATAAATGCAAATTCCCAACTACTCCTATATGTAGGAGTTCTATTACCTGCATATTTGTCAGGATTTTTAAGAGTAAATTTTCCTTGAGCAAATCTAGACATTCTATTTCTTAAATCTTATAGATAATCCGCCGCGTAATGAAATCGGACCTCTAACTCGTCTAACACTATTAGTAGTAATTAAGGAAGGATTACTAATAGTGTAATCACCTTCATATAACACTATAGGATCGCCGCCTGCTAAACTTTTAGTATCTAGCCAGCCTGCATCATACGGATCTGCATAATCATTACCTATATACATTGTCTCAACAAATTGTTGTTCTATTGTATTTTTAATATAATCTTTAATGTTGGACCAGTCCCACGCTCTGTTATGTTCTAATACAGTTGCTAAAAATCCACAAGCAACTGGACACGCTGCCGAAGTACCGTTAAATGTAGTATCGTCTGCTGTTCCTGCGTCTGCTGATAATCCAGTATAAGTGTTATCAAATCTAGTTACTACAGTACCGTCACTTGGTGCTGCTGCTGCAAGAGTAGTATCAGCAGGAGCATAACAATCAACTGCCGGACCGCAATCGCTATAATAGGCTTTATTATCCTGACTACCTATTGTAGTGCCTTCGCCCCAATCGTCATCTAATGCGCCAACGTTAATTGCTTTAAATCTGCCATCTTCTGTTGGGCCCACACACTGTGGCCAGCCTGGTCTATTTACACTAGCATATGCATTATAATATGAGCCAAGTTCAACTTGGTTAGTTTCTTCTATAGTTGCACCGCTAGCACTCCAATGAAAGTTATCCCAGTTAGGATGATCTGGTAAAACTTGTTGCTGACTGTCATTGCCAGCAGCCATAACTAATATTACACCTGCATCTGCACATTCGTTGGATGCTGTAAACAAACTGTTTGGTTTAGGATAGTGCTTTACACGCCCGTCGCCATTTTGTCTAATAACACGATAATTATTTGTAGCATTAGAATTAGTAGTAAAACTATAATCAGTTCCTCTATAATTAGACCAGCCACTAGTTCTAGTGCTTACACGGAATCCCCAACTGTTAGAACTAATAGTTGGATCTTGTGTTCCGTAAGTCGAATTGATTGGCTTATTGGTATGGAATATTTTCATAATATCAAAATATTGCTCAAACCCTAAAAACGAAGCTCCATACGCATCAATTACCCATTTGTTAGCATTGTATGCCCAGCCGTGTGTTTTACCAAAAGTTAAACTTGCGCACTGCGTTCCGTGGGTGCCGTCGCCTGGGCCTACAGTATTTGATCCGTGTGCTCTATCTCTTGTATAATTAGTTGTAACAAACACAGTGCCAATATTTGCAAATTGTGCTGAACGCTGTGTGCTAGATCCCCACCAAGATCTTGCTACACTTTCTACTGGTACAACAGTACCGTCCCAACGTGTAGTTAATCTAGCGCCAGGGTTGGCGTCAAACCATTCTGGGTCAATATAGTATGGACTATCTAACACCATATCTAATACATTACACAACGGTGCAGTTGCATTATCAGCATCACGTCCATTACGTTTGCTTAATACGTTTCCGGGTATAAAATTTTGCGGAACTTTCCCTGCTAGTCCTGGTTGAAGTGACCCAGTATGAAATGTATCATTCATAAATTCAGGGTGGCCTATCCAACTGCCGTTATCGCCTACAACTACATCTATGTCTTTAGCAGTGCCTCGTTGTCTAGGCATATCACTTAATCTAGTAGCTGTACTTTGTGCAGCCCAAGGATGATCCTTTTGTCGCATACGCAATAATTGACTAGTAGCTGCACCGTTATCGCTTGATGCTAGTCCGTTATAGTTTGTAAAATAATTAAAATAGTTACTAACATTGCTATCATATCGATCAACTTGCGGAGGAATATCACAACGTAGTTGATCAGAAGGAATTTTCATTTCGGGATAGCGAGCAACATCTAAGTTTACATATTCAACTTCAGGTCGTTGTTCAACTTCTATTTTTTCGTCGTCTGTTAATAAGTAAGTTCCTCGTGTAGGACTTTGTAGTGTGTAATTTTCACAAATAACTTCTCTATCAGGTACATTAGGTACTGAAGTATTAGTAGTAAGGTACTCGTGTAATGTATCAAATGCATCTTCAGAAATTGCATTTATGATATAATATTTTTCTTCAGCCATTTTTCACCTTAGTGCAAATCTACCCAAGCGCCATTAGCATAGCCTTGGAATTTATTAGTTGTTGTATTATATATTGTATCACCGTTTTCAGCGGTTAATGCATCTCGCTCTGTGCTAGTAAAATTTGCTAGTTTAAACGGACTAGTTAAAACAGAGACTCGAGTTGACGCTGTTAAATGTATTTCATCATCTGAAAATATTTCTGGAGTACCAGTTGATGTAGTAATAATGTCTCCATTTACAACTAAATTATTTGATACTTCTAAATTATTTTCAACAAGCAAATCACTTCTCATAAACACTGCTGGTATAATACTAATTGGACTTGAATCATCAGTATCTATAGTGCTTGTTGCAAGTGTAAAGTTTCCTATAGTGTCGCCTGGATCTTGAAATGTAAATACTCCAAGACCGTTAGTAGTTAATACTTGACCAACTGCACCGTCAGATATTCCTAAGTCAGTTAAGTCGCTTGGTACTGTATTGGCAACATATGTTTTAACTGCTCTCTCGGTTACTAATGCAGTTTCGCTATTATCAGTTAAGCCGCCGTCATTGCTAAATTCATCAACTTCAACTCCAAGAGTCATTTGTAGTGTAGTTAATTGACTAAATGAAGTTGGTTTGCTAGTTAAATCATCATAACTTCTACTAAACAATAAGCTGTCATCATCTGTTAATTGATTTAAATCACTTGGAATAATAGGACGACCATTTAGACTCGAATACTCTCCATCAAATAAAAGATTATTATCATCAGTTAAATCTTGAATATCTACAGGAATAGTAGGCTTATTAGCTAAGTCAACATAGTCACCACTGAATAATGTAGGCTTATTTGTTAGGTCTTCATAACGGCCCGTAAATGAATCTGTAATTCCGTATCCTGATAAAGTAGTTGGCTTGCTAGTTACATTACTAAATGCAATACTTGTTGCAACAACATCTCTAAATACAAAGTTGCCAGTACCGTCTGTACTTAAAACTTGTCCTGCACTTCCGTCGACAATTCCTAAGTCAGTAATTAATGAAGGTATAGTTGGACGACTTTGTAAATCATTATAATTTCCTGAGTATGCAACTGCGTCTAAAGAGTCTGTATAATTAGCAATTGCAGTGCTGTTATCAGATAACAATTTTCTCCAAGCACCTGAGTGTGCATAATATAATGCACCGGTTGCATGTACATGTACAACTAGTCCGTGATATTTTGTTGCATCAATTAACGCTAGATCATTTAAATTTTCAACAAAGTTTGAATAAAATAATTTATTAGTACCAAAATCAATATCTGTTGTAAGTAAATTATCGCCGTCACCTAAGACGCTATAAATTTCATTAAAGTTATCATTAACTTTGGCTGCGCCGTCTCGTAAACTATCACCAGTTCCGTCGTTTGCATTAGAACCTCTATTAAGTATTTGTTTTGCCATTTGTTATGCTCCGTCCCAAGTTATTGATCTAGAGTCAAAAGTGAATCCTGTTGCACTGAAGTTACTCTCAACTTCGCTATTTATTATAACAGGTGCTGGTGATCCTTCAATTATGTTTCTTTTCTCTAGTTTGTTCTCGTTATTCTGTCTTTTAAAACCTACAGCACTAGTACGCTTTCTGTTGTAATTTAATACTTCTGCTACTACTGCACTTAGTTGTATATCTTGATAGTTTCGTAAGGTATCAAGGAGTTTATAAATTTTTATATTATCTAATTTAGCTTGCTGTAATAATACAATACTTACTGCAACTGCACTACTTTTATCAAACCCTTTATTTTCAAAAAACCCAACAACTGAATTTAACTCATTGTCATTAAAGTTTATCGATTTAGTATAATATTTGTCAAAAAACAAACGAACATCGTCGTCGCTTTTCTTACTAACATTTTTTACTGGTAATCCGCTATTCATGATATATCCAACGCCTTGCTTCTATAAAGTTCTTTAGTACCTTCAGGTAATGCTGTCCAGGATGAATTAATACCATTAACTCCGCCAGTGCCGCCTCCTGTTAAATAATCATTTTTATAAATGTTCTTAGCAGCATCTTCAAGTGCAACAGGATTTTCTGTTAAAAGTTGTCTTGTAGTAGATGTCGATGTTACACTATTAGATGAACTTGTAGTATTAGATGGAGTAGCTGTTGTTATATCACTGGCTCCACCGTTGCCGCTACTTTTAGGAATAATAGTATTTGCTACGCCGCTAACATTTGTACCACTAATATTACCTAGTGTATCTTCTAATAAATTAATACCTTCTTCTCGTATGCCTTCAGATGTTAAATTTTCTAATCCTCTAACTAACTGAAACGCTGCTAGTCCAGCTTCTAATGGACTATTAAATCCTCTACCGCTAGAAATATAATCGTATAAATCTGCACCTGCACCAAATGCGCTTTCTAAACTTAATACACCTCCACCTAATAACGATATCGGAGATGGTTGTTTATCATAGTGCTCTGTTGCACCTAAACCTGTTGGCCCTGGCTGCTCCGGATTGCTACCGTCGCTTGGACCTCTTGTATAATGTACTGCTTCATATGCAACGGTAATTGTATTTTGCATTGGTGTTGATTGATCGCTATTATCAACAGTATCGTGTTGCCAATTTGTAATTATTGGATTTACTAATGTGTATGTTGTATAAGTCTTTTTAGCTAATTGACTAATTTGTATGTTTTGAAAAAATGGTACTGAGATGTTATTGTCTAAACCATACTTGTATTGATTTCTACCAGCACCCATATATGTATTGTCGCCGCCGCCAGCTTTATTAAATGCTCCTGGCATACGTCCATATCCTGCGTCAGCAAAATAGTATCTATAATATGCTTCTAATAACGCTGTAGTAACACCATAGTTGTCATCGTGAAAAGTAATAGTAATAGGCTCATACTGTATACCAGTTTGAATATTTTTCTTTCTATTATATTTGTTACGTGTTTCTACGTTTGAAGTAAAGCGAGGAAGATCCGCACTTTTAACTAGCATACCTATTTCTAAATTATGCTTGTCTTTTAGCTCAGGTAATATACTTCTAACAACTGGATCTAGTTGAAAATATGTATGATATAAAAATTTACTCTTAGGTGCAAGTTTTAAATTGCCGTCAACATATAATCTACTAGCGTGTTGCCAGTCGGCCATTGTGCCTTTAGGTCCTAAAAGCCCGTTTACTAAATTATCTAAAAATCCATTCGATGTAGCTGCCATACTAATATTTATCTATATAATTTAAGTACACAGATAATAAAAAAGGGAGCAAAATGCCCCCTTTTTATTAAAGTATAACTTACTTACTATTAAGTACCGCCACCTGTAATTAGAGTACCAAGTGTACGTCCTACCGCAGTACCAATACCAGTGTCAGTTGGTGTTTGGATTGCGTTGTCGTATTGGATTTCTAATGTTACAGTTACTGGCTCGTTGTTTGCATATGCTAATGTGTTGTAGTTAGCATTAGTAATAAAACAACCGTAAAGTTCAAATGTTTCTAGTACATTTGGAGTATTTACACCATTACCGCCATCTAAGATTTCAATACGTGTTGTAAACTTGTAATCTTGTCCAGATGCTGCACTTGACTGCTCGTAGAAGTCGAACTGCTTCTGTAGCTGCTCGCCTACTAGTTTCTGTACTGCGTTATTTACATCTTCACGTAAGTTTAATGTAATCGGTGACCACGTATGCTTACCTGCCAAGTATGCTTTTGAGTTGTATGCATGGATCTCCATTGGTTCAAAAGCAACTGTTGGACGAGTAATGTCTATTACTTGTTTAGTAAGTTCCGTTGTCGGTGTTGAAACACCAAAGTTTTCCAGTGACACTCTAAAGCGATACTGGAGCTTTGGCATCAACAAGCCCTGGTTGCTAGCGGAATCTCCGCCAGCTAAAGGGACTGTAATTTTTGATAGTGTTGAAATTGCCATTTATATTGCTCCTAATTCAATAGTATTTATCATATTAAAGTCCTGCTATTTCGCCAGTATTTTTCAAACGTAGCGGAATGTAAATGAACTCAATACTCTTAACAGGTTCAATCGCAACATCAACATATAGTTCATTACGATCAATTCTTGCAGGGGTGTTGTTAGTTTCGTCACATACAACTAAGAAGTCATATAGTGCTCTTTGTCCTACAAGTTCTAGTAGCAAGCTCTCAACTTGACCTTTAATCTCATCACGTGTAATCTTATCGTTTGGTTCAAAGATGTAAGGCTTAGCAAGTTGATTCAACTGTGAACGTAAGTAAATTACTAAACGTGCTACGTTGATTCTGTCTAACGAACTTGCATTTCTTGCACGAGTCTTTTGGCCAAAGTTAACAAGACCTGCACCAGTAATAAACGTAATTGGGTTTACACCTTGTGCATATAATGTATCACGTTGTCCTTCGTTAAGTGCAACACTTACAAATTCTCCTTCACTACTAATGTAGCCTGTTGAACTTGCATTAGTAATGCCGCCACGTCTTGTACCTGCTGGTGCAAACCATGGGTAGCTAACTTGATCGCTTAGTGCAATAGTACGTAGCATCATGTGACTTGGTGGTACAACTACATTATTTCCTAAGTTATCACTTGTGAATCCCCATGGATAAAATAGTCCTAAGTATTCATCACGTGTAACTAAACCGTCATCGTTATCTTCAACTACAGAACGAGCATTAGTTGCCCACTCATTTAAGCTGGTTGCATCTGGTGTTAGTCTTGCTGGACTATCACCAACTACAAATCCAGTTAAACCTCTGTCGTAGTTTAGAGTAACTAGTTCGCCAATTAGTTCTGGATAGCTTGGTGCAGATAGCAAGTTAAAGATGCGTGATTCGTCATCACGTACTTCGTCGTTATTGTTAATAACTGCTTGCATTGCTTGTAAAATAACTTTACGTTGTGCTTTACGTCCAAAGCTGCCTGCGCCGTCAACTTGGTTAGCTGATTCAGTAACCCAACGATCAAATACGCCGTCTGCTGCTGAACCGTATGCACCTTGCTCTTCGTTACTCATTCTAATGTTTTGTGCGCCGCTGTCGACATAATCTGCAACATAACGCTTAACATTAAATCCTGAACGACGAGTATTAAACAGCATCATACCTTTTGGATATAGTGCAGGATCTGGTGCATCAAAGTCTACATAGTCTTGATCTAGTAGATCAACAATGTTTGCCTTAACGTTACCGTTTGCTCCACTTGTACCCCAACGTGCGTCTGCGAATAAAATTCCGTTTTCTGTTGTCTGATCGCCGTTATCAATTAGTTCCCACTTGTCAGTAAGTTTTCTATAACGATAAACTACTGGATAGTTTTCTAAGTCACTAGTGTCGATCCAAAGATCGCCATCAACTAGTTCAGTGCTATCTGTTTGCTTAGTAGGCTGTGTTGCGCTAACGATTGGACCTTCTGGATCACAATCTGCATACTCAGCATTAAAGTTATGATAACCAACCCATGTGCTACCGTCAT